GCCGGAAACCTCCCTAGAGATGGACGCGGTAACCCATGGCCCTAGGCGACCAGATCATCAGCAGCGTTGACAGCTACGCCGCCATCCTTGACCAGTTGGAAGCCCGCACCCTGGCCAACACTACTGCCATGCTGCGCACCGCACTGGATCGCGTGCTGGGTGACCTGAAGCGGCACTATGCGGCCTACCTCAATGCCGTAGGCCCCTCCGACCTTGACCCCGAAGGCAACCCCATCAGGACCCCCGGCGCCTACAGCTCTGCCGAAGCATCCACCAAGTACCGGGCCATCCTGCGGGACGCTCAGCAGTTCCTGCCGCCAGAGGAAATGACCGCCTGGCAGCGCCGGTTCACCACCGATCTGGTCGAGGCCCTGGCCGTTGGCGGTGAAGCTGCCGCCGCATTGCAGACGATCGTCACCGGTGCCAGCGCCACCTTCGCCGGGGCTAATCCGCTGGCGATTCGTGCCGCAGTCCAGACCGCTACTGCCTTCATGCAGGGTGAATCCGCACGGTTCCGGGATCAGATCGCCCAGATCGTGGGCGAAGGTGTCGCCCGTGGCTGGGGCCCCAAGCGGCTAGAACGGCAGATCATTGGGGCGCTAGAGGGCACAACCGACCCCACCGGCAAGACCTCCCGGATGGGGCTACGGCAGCGTGCCGAGGTGATCGCTCGGTCAGAGCTGGCCAATGCCTATGTCAAGGGGGCCATCGATCACAACCTGGCCGAGGGCTTCAGCTTCATCCGCTGGGTTGCCGCCACTGACGAACGCACCTGCAGGTGGTGCCTTAGTCGCCATGGGCGCATCTACCCAGCTGATCAGGTGATCATCCCAGCCCACCCACAATGCCGCTGCACACCCGTGCCGCTGCCGGCTGACGAGGTACTGGAGGCTGACCCGGTGATTCGTGACACCCTGCTCGATAACGACTTCTGGCGAGAGGAGCAGGCGGCAGGGGTCAGGGCCCTAGCCAAGGCGGAGGGGATCAGCGAGGAACGGGCCAGAGGGCTACTGCAGCGTGCCCTGACCGCCCCAACCGCCAGCGAGCGCTACCTATTCCCCGATCGCACACGCAGCCTGCAGCCGTCGGCGCCGTTAGATGCCCCGGTAGGTGGGCGCACGTTTAGCGAGGCGGTGGGGGAATTGACAGCTAGGGGGTTGGCGGCTAGGGGGTGATGGTGTGGGGGGGGATCACCGAGTCCACCATGCAGGCGGTGCTCGGACCGATGCAGGTGCGGATTGCCAAGGTGCCAGGGGGCGGAGGCAGTACGCAGCGGTAGCGGCGAAATGAGCCAACAACCTCACTGCGCCAGTTCAAGCAGGTGCCCGGGTTCATCGTGCTGCTGCCGCAGTAGGGGTAGGGCAGGAGGTTGGGGGTGTTGGCGTCAAGCATGGGTGACACATCCCTCCCATTGAAGTTTCACCCCACATTTAGGGCAAAAATTAGAGCCACGGGTGATCATGTCGTCTTTGCATTGGGGGCAGCGATACCAGTTGGTATACAGCTCGTCTTCCCCTATGTTTTGAGCTTCACTGATGACCACAGGACTTGGCTCTACCGGGCTCACCGCCGAGACCGCAGGGCCATCGTGGCAGCCGCTGAACCCAGGATGCGCCAGGATCGCCTCAGCAAGGGCTGCAGCACCTAGGCGGTTTCCGCCATCCACTTCCCTGATGATCTCGGCCAACCGCAGGATGTGGTCTACGCCGGGTTCGGGAGGTCCAGCCGAGGACGTGGCAGCAGCCCGAGGATCCGGCCCACCATGCAGCACGTCTAGGTGCTGGCTTGGCGTCAGTCCGTCGGAGAAGTCGGGGTCATGCAGCTCGGCCAGGTTCACCGGCTGGGCTGCGGGCAGAGTATCGGGACTGGCTGAGCGGGCCAGCCCTAGCACCACGGCGCGGATGCCGGCGACGGCCCTGTCACTGATATCAATGGCCGGGGGTGCGGCGGATTGCTGGGGCGCAGGAAAGGCGCCTAGGCGGCCCATGCCAAAAGCCATGAGGCCAGAGCCTTTGTCAAGCAATACCGTCTCCTGAGGCACGGGAGCATCCGCCGGCCTGATCTCCAGCAGCGCCTCCGACTGCAGCGGATCAGTAACGGGCTCGGCGGCCAGTGGCCAGCGGGTGATGGCGGCGGTGATCACCTGCTGCAGGATCTCAAGGCTTTCCCTGTCTTCATAGTGGAAGCTGAACTCTTGGCACAGCTCGTCAACGTCGTCAACGCTCGGCCCTTCTACCTGGTCTGCGGCTGCGGGATGGCTGGCCTGGGGCTGCACATAAAGCGCCATGTCGCAGTCGGGATGGGGCTCCAGCCAGCCACTGAATGACTGCCGCTTGAGAAGTGCGTCCCTGAAGTCGTCAGTCCGGCACCACGCGACTGGAGTAGCTGGCTGGGGTGTTGGGGTGGGGTTGGTCATTGGTGGTAGTGGCGAATAAGTGGATGGTTGCGTGGTGGTCAGCTGAAGCCTTGAATAAACTCACGCACCTGTTCTTTTGTCGTCAGGTCGCCAAATGCCATCCTGCCCACGGCAAGCGCAATACCTGGGTGATCTGCGGTCTTAGGGTGCTTCCTAAGGTCGCTGATCATCAAACTCAGCGCCTCCTGCAGATACCCCTGATCCACATAGGCCAATGCTCGTTTTTTGCACCATTCAAGGTGCTGTTCGCGTGGTTGCTTGGGTTGCTCGGTGGTAGAAAAATGATTAGCGGCCATAAAAGAGCGTTCTAGCTCTTCGGCTTGGAATCCGGGTGTGGGTTTACCGTCATCGACAAAAAACCACAACACCCCAAAGCGATCCTTGGCAATTTTACGTCTTGACCCTTAAGTTTTCTTCCACCACAGTGCACCCGTCGTGGTAGTGACTGTCACCTCAGCGAAATAGAATTTACAATTACAGCCTTTAGAAGCAAAATCAGACAAAATCATCGGATAAATCCTCAATGATGGTGAATAAAAACGGAAAGGGGGTGCCCCCCTTGAATCAGTGCCTTATCGCTAAAGGGAAAGGGAAGCTTGCAAAAAAATGGTTAACGCTCATTTGTTCTGATTGCGAATATCTAAAGTTGGTACAGGCATCCCGCCTTCAGTGGGGATGTAGATGGTTTTGTTGCCTTTTTCAGCCCCCTCGGCTAGCTCGGTGATGTAGAGGTACTGGAGGTAGCGGGGATTGTTTTCTAGCGAAGCGCCGATGATCTTGTTTGCTTCGGCGACGCCCTTGGCTCGCTCAACCTCAGCGCTGGCCAGCATTACGGCAGAATCGCGCTTAGCCGTAGCCTCAAGGACCGAAACTCGGCGGGTGGACTCGGCCTCGCGAAGCAATGCTTCGCCGCCCATACCCTTGGTCCAAACGTTATAGACGGGCCAACCAAAACAGACCAGGGCAAAAGCGCCAATTACGGCAAAAGCCGTGACAGACCAAAAAACAACATCATTGTTGCTGCGGGATTGCATGAGTTTTTCCTGCGGTGGTAAATGGGTGCCGGGGCGTCAGCCCCACTCCCATGAGGACCCCGGCCCGTTCATCCTAAGCCATTGCCATTCCCTAAGCCACTCTGGCAAGCTGAGGAAACGCCACGCACCGATGCCCCCCGCTACGGACGCACCGATGCCCCCCGAACTGCGGGCATTCCTAACCCTTCGTGCCACGGTAGGGGCCAGGGATGAAGAGGCTACCCGGCAGGTGTTGCGTGAAGTTGCCGTGGCCATGCCGCCACGCAGCGGCCACAAGGTCGTCACCATGTTACAAAGATCCATCAGCTTGAGCGCCCGCGTCTGGCTGCAGAAGCTCGCCTAGGTGGCATCCCACATTGAGGGAACGGTGCTGGTGACCAAGCGGCTCACAAAGAGCAGCTTCCGTCGCGAGATCATTGATGCCTGGAATGGAGCCTGCGCCTACTGCGGGTGCCAGCCAGAGAAGGTCACGCTCGATCATGTGATCCCCAAGGCCAAGGGGGGAACCACCGACCGTGCCAACCTAGTCCCGGCCTGTGCCGGCTGCAATGTGTCGAAAAACCACTGCGATGTCTGGGCCTGGTATCAAGCGCAGCCGTTTTTCTGTGCTGACAGGGCGGCAAGAATCAGGCAGTGGCACGCCCCAGACTGATTACTTGGCCTTCGGGCGGGCGGACTTGGCGGGCTTGGCTTTCTTCGGCATCGCCATGGACATTGAGCCGCCACCCTTCTTGGCCTTGCCCATCGCCATTGCGCCCTTGCCCGCGCCTTTGCCTGCTGACTTGTCGTACACGGGAATCTCCGATGACTGACTGAGCTTTCCCGGAAACCTGCAGCAGATCGCATTGCACCATGACCATCCCAACCCTAAACGCCGCCTGGCGGGTGACGCCACGGGATGACCGCGAGCTGATTCGAGGGTATGCCGGCTGGCCATTGTCGGTGACCAACCAGACCGAACTGACCTCAATCCTCAACAGGGTGGCGCTGATCTCCGCCTCTACCGTTTCGCAGGTGCAACGATGGATCGACGAGATCGAGAACCTGGAAGCGGACTATGCCGAACGGGTGGAGAGCAACACGGCGCACCTGGGCAATGCGGGGAGCTACGAAGGCCCCATCCCTGGCACCACCCTGACCCGCGAGGACCTGAAGAGCAAAGCCGACGTGCTCGAGTGGGATACCGGCCTGCTGCGGGTGAAGTACGACAGCGGCGGTTCTGGTGGGACGGCCGGCGCCGTGCTCGCCGCTCGTTTGGCCGACTTAAAAGGCCGGATCTTCCAGTCACTGGGGATCAAACCGGTCGTCGGCGGCGGCGGAATGGCGCAACTGGTGCGTAGCTGATGGCTACTGACTTCGCCGAATACGCCAACCTGAGGATGATCTGGACGCCGCCTGGCGCGATCACCAACTTCCGCGCCGGGGTGCCTGCTGCTGGCCCTGCGGTGGTGGT